TGCTGTTCTGCCAACGCCTGTTCGGTGTTATACTGAGTGTTCGCCTGCGCCTGTGTCTGCGCGTCCAGTGCCGCAAGGTCTTTAGCCTCATTAGCATTTAGCGTTCCGGCATTCGTATTGTAAGTATTCTGCGTATTCGCAATGCCGTTATTTGCGGTCTGAACTGCCGTGTTCTGCGCTTGATTTGTGGTATCAACTGACTTCTGCCAGTCTGCGTTATTTGCCTGTCTGAAATCATAATCAGCACCTGCACCCGATGCATAACCCTGATTGGCCGCAACGGCAGGAGCAGCAAGGTTAGCCTTTTGATTTGCGAGATATGCGCTTTCTCTTGCAGGCTGATACGTCCCCGGGATAGCGCCTAAAGCCTGCTTCTGTTGAGCAAGAGCAGTGTTGAAAGAACCCGTAAGGTTTGCCAACTGCGTAGCGTAATCCTGTTGAGTTGCATTGTATGTAGGCTGATTTGCTGCCTTGTACGAAGCTATTAGAGCGTCTAATGTCGCCATTTTTTAAACCTCCTTGCCTATCTTTGACTTGATACTGTATGAACTTATTGCAAACGCCCCTGTATCGCCATTCAAACGGTGTACGGCGACTTGATAAGTCTTGCCCCATGACATTGCCTGTCTAAGAGATATGGATGTCATAGCCTCACTGTCGCCGCCCTCAAGTACTCCTAATTTTGAACATGTATCAACTTCGTCTATAAGTTGAATTTCAATTCCAACTACTCCGGCACATGCCATATTGAAAACATAATAATACGGTTGTTTTTTAAACTGCGGCAACCCGTTATCAAAGGCTTTTGAGATCATCCATGCGTCAAACCATGTGCCGCCTTCGTCAAGCGACTGCATAGGGTCAAAGGCATAGAGGAAGTTATCCGCTGCAGACGCACCCCATACTTTGCCACCGAAGAGAAACGCCGTTGTGAGAGCGCAGGGGATTGTCCATATATACCACGCAAGACGGTTTTGAGCCTTTAGAATATCTGAGTAGTCTATGAAAGCGGTTGAATTGTAATCCCAAAGGTATACTTTGTTACCGACAAATAAGTAATAATAAAATCCATCATCAACCGATACTGCCGCCTGTAAATCAGCGAGGGAGTTTTTAAGTAAATCGGGATTTATGTTCTGAGATATCGGAACAATTACACGTTCGTTATTTGTGTTCGTTGTGGCGACCGTGTAAACTCCACCTTTTGAATTTGCCCATGTAAGATTATTATTGATAAGTTGAACGCTATTTGGCATATCGCAACCAATACCAACATGAACCTCAGAAGTCGGATAACTCTGTTTTAGACTTGTACTGTCCCAGTAGAAGCCTTTTTCATAGGTTGAATTTTCCTTTAAAATAAACAGTTTGCCAAAGTCTTTCCCAAAGGCAGTTATGGGGTCTGAGGGAGAACCGACGTAATCAACACTGTCATCAGGCCAGTATGTAGGGTCACCGACTGCCGAATGGTATATTGCGTTCGGTTCGTTGGAATTTCCCGCAACAAACATGCTATTGCCCGATGTTTGCCCTTGATATGCTCCGCCATACCATGAGCCAATAGTACATTTTTCAATAGGCGTTGGGCTTGCATATAACGTATACGAGTATGTAACAGTCATGTTAGGCACATCCGCACTTGTGGCATCAACTAAATGCGTACTGAATGTAATTGTCCCTAAGATTCTGTTAAGCGTTGCTGTTATTCCTCCCTCAATATCTGTTGTAGAATTATTTGCAAATCCAAACGATAAAACCGTTCCACTTAAATTATTATAATTAATTTGTACTGTAGATTTATCCACGTTCGTGCCAACTGTAGTGTCTAATCCTTTGTCGCTTAAATTGTAGACAGTGCTTGTGGCGTCAGTACGAATTTCATTTTTTACTTGTGGAGTTATATAATTTCTTGCTTCTAAACCGGCTCCTGCACCTGATGCGTGCATATTTGTTCTAATTACCGGAATATGGGGTGGTGTTATTCTCGACCAATAAAAAAGACTGTCAGTATCTCCTAAAGAAACTAAAAACATCAAATGGGGCAATGTTTCACCTTTAATTATTACATCAAGTTGGTATAAAGCATTTCCGGCAGAGATAATAAGATTATTAGCCTTTATAACATTAACCGAACCATATCCAATTTCTTCTGAAAAAGACTCTGCCAAGAGCATGTGAGCTGAGGAAAAGTCAAAATCAGCGTAAATATATGTAAAATTAGGAGCGTTGTACGTATAATCCGTGGGAACTCTTTCAATATTTGTACCATCAAAATTTAGAAGAGCTTTCTCAGTCAATATATAAATTCCATATTTATTATCTATTTGTACACTGTTTATAATGAGATTGCGTAATAAAACAGTTGAACCGTCACTCGGGGCAACGTCCACAATCTTCCCGTAAGTCTGCTCGATCTCCTTAACAAGCCCCGGCCGAGTTCTGAGCATGGTGTCCCTGTACCACATATTTAACATAAGGGCATTTTGACCGTCGTCTATTTCATTCGGCAGTTTGGAAAGGTTTACGCCGCTTGCTGGGCTGTAAACTTTACTTTGGTCTTGAAGAATGGGCATTTGGGGTATTTTCATCAAGTCACCTCATTAAATCAGGATCGGTCAATGCACCGTAAACATCCTCAATTTCAGGCGCGTCAAAAGACATGGCGTTCTTTGCGTTTTCATAAGACACTGCAAAAATGTTGTATTGAGTGTCGCCATCTATTCGGGCAAACTCACGCGCTAAGCCTAAAGGTAAAACACTTTGAGCGGTCATATCGGTTATGGTCAATTCGTCAGTAAGAGCAGTCAAAGGGGCAGGGATGCCATTAGCGACAAAATCATAACTTTCGCATGTCAGTAATTCGAGTTGCAACATGTTACAGAACGCAGGCGCGAGATTAATGTATTTGCTTTCTCGGTTTTCCTCGACTATTCCCTTTGGGTTTACGTGTCCAAGCTGGCTTAATGATGCCAGAGCTATTGAGTTTACTGTTACCATTCTTTTTAGCCTCCTTAGGTGGCAGCGTGAGGGGTTTTTCTTCTATTGGAGTAATACCGCCCTCTGTGGGTTTAAGTTCGCCTGCGGGCGGCCAGTGGAGCAACAGGTACTTTAAAAACCTATCATTGTCTTTTACTTCGATAATCCCGTATTCATCGGTCGTTCCAAAGTAATGCGTTGTGTCATCGTAATCGTGTTTCAAAAGCGTATTATATAAATTCGTTTGGATTTTCATAATTTCCCCCTTAAGGGAGGGCCGGAGTTTAACCGACCCTTTTAAATTTAGGGCAACTGGATAACGCCGACTGTGATGCTGGTGATCAAAGAAATTGCCAACGTGTACTTGCCGCCTGCGCCGAACCTCATAGAATCCAGAGGGCCTATGATTTCCGTCACACCGGCCGCAACGGTAACCACCAGATTACCGAGCGGGCTACGGATGCCAGTACCTTTGTTGATAGTGGCCGTAATGCTTGCAGCGCTGGCATTCGTGACAAGAATGGCGGTTATTTCGTCTTTAGCGTAAGGAATGGTTTGAGTAGAGGCGGCGGCCGCCATCGAATGAACAACGCCGCTGTCTCTTACTGCTACGGTTTTAACTAAGTCAGCCATAATTCATATCCTCCTTTTATATTGTGGTTTCAGCCGTGTAAGAGCATTTGAGAACTGCAAACTCTTTCGGCCTGAGAACTTTACCGCCGTACAGATGTAGACCTTTGACGGCATCAGAGAACGAGGACTCAGGGTTATACGCTTTTGTCTCGGCGATCTGATCTGCAAACCCTATCGCTGAGGTCGTGCGTACAAAGCAGTAGTCGAACGTGCCATCGTTATAGATTCCGTTGGTCAGGAACACTTTCGAACCGAGCAGACCGGCGATAGAACCCTGCAACCCGTTCTGCAAGATGGTGTCATTCGGCATACCATGTACGAGCTTTGCGAGCAAAATTTTCTGCATAAGGCCAGAAGATGCTTCAATCGAAATCGAGGCATTTGATGGGACGTTGTTGTCCCACAAATATCCGAAAGCTGCCATAATCTTCGACAGGACATTTGCAGAGGTGATGCCCGTGCAGTCGATCGTTGAGCCTGCATCGGCGTACTTCCCGTAAATGTAACTGTCCGCAGATTCCGCAAGAGCCTGAGCGGCCTGCTGCATCTGAGCTGACATGATATTGCCCTGCGCCTGCTGCTTATCAATATTGTCAATAAGAAAAGCAAAGTAGTCAGACTTATCAATGGTCATATTCGTAGACTGATCCCCGAGGTTTTCAGGCGAAATCACGGTTGAACCCTTTATGTACTGGGCCACTGTCGGGCGCAGCACACCGTTAATCTTGACGGTATCGCCGACATTTGCGATTGCGCCCTCAAAGTCACGGTTGCAAAGGCTTATCGCAACGCAGTTCCTGTCTCGGTCGGTTTGGATTTTGTCGCTCCATATGGTTGGAATAAAATTGTTATAAGACATAATTCATATCTCCCTTGTTTTAATATTTCCATTTCTTCATGGAGGTTTCGATTGCTTTTTTGTGTTTTAACTGCTCACTTGTAGACATTGCCTTGACTTCATCTACTGTATAGAAGTCTTTGTCTGCCGCAGAAGAACCCGACGCGACGCTTCCTGTGGTCGCATCTGAATTCGTCTTGTTGCCGGTAAGCACGGCCACTGTGGCTTTCAATTCGTCCATTTCTTTTCTGTTGTCTTTGATTGCCTTGTCGGACGCATAAATCTTGTGAGCTGCGGTGACGCTCATACCCTCATTAGCTGCCATGATATTAACAAGTGCGTCGTGGACTTCATCCGGTATTGAGATTTTACCGTCCTTGTAATACTCGGGGTTGTCGCGGATTAACTGATCGAACTGCCCCTGCTGTTTTTGCTGAGTTTGTGAAAGTTGCTCACGTTTTGACGTAAGGATCTCCCCAGCCCTTTTGTCGGCCTCTATACTGGCAAGGCGTGTTGAAACTGCGTCACTGTTTCCCTCTTCGGAAATTGCCCTGTAGGTGTCGTCATAGACTTTCTGCGCAATAGCTTTTTCATCGGGTGTTAAGTCTACCTGAGGGGCGACCGGCGTGAGGGTAGGCACTGTACCGCCTAATAACCTTGACAGTTTCGCTTGCTTTACGTCGTTGTAACTCCTAACGCCAGGTATGCCGTAAATGTCGGCCATTTCAGCGACGGCCTTATCGCGCTCATTTGTGCGTCTTATATCGGCTTGCCTTGTGTTTTCCTCGGCAGACTGTGCAGGGGATTTTTCCTGTTCGGCGACTACAGGAGTTTCTACGCCATCGGTTTGAGGCTGAACGACTTCCTCTGTTACGTCCAAATTTTCGCTTTCCATAAAAATCCTTTCAAATTGGGTTTTTTGACGCTATCCCAAGCGAATTTTAAAAAAAGAGCCACTAAAACCGGTTAAGGTTTCAATGGCTCGTGTAGAGCGCTATTTGATATTTACTTTTTATGCGGTTCCAAGTTGATAATTCCAGAACTCGTTGCCAAAACATGAGTGACTTCTTTACATTTGGGGCATATTTTCATGACTTCCCCATTTGCTTCACACAAGAGTTTTCCGCAATGAACGCATTTTATTTTCTGCACTCACTTACCGCCTTTCTTCGCAGCTTTTGCTTTGCCTTTTGCGGCAAGTACTGTCATTTTGGCCTGCCCGTATTTTTTAGCGCCTGCATTTGCCATAATCGCGGCTGCCTCGGGTGCCGGCATTCCTTTTGCGGTCATGCCCGAAACGCCTTTTGCAAATTTCCCTCCGCCGCCGAGTGTCATTGGCTTACCTTTAAATGTTTTAGGAGAAGTCTTTTTTGCTGCCAGCATCTTTTGAAATGCTGCCTTTTGTGCTACTGATTGTGCCATTATTGTCCACCTCCCATCTGTGGTATTTGTGGCTGCTGTTTAGCCTGCAGTTGTTGCATCTGTTGAGATTGCTGAATACTTGAAATAATCTCTTGTTTTCTGCCGTTAAACGCCTCGTTAGGTAGCATGTTCAGGTATTGAACCGTGTCGAAGTGTCCTGCCTGCGAAAGACTGCCGAACATCTGAAGCGCTGCGTCCTGCGTCCATTCCTTTGCAGCTCCGATGTCGATTTTAACGCTCCAAACCTTATCTTTTACCTTAGAGGGGTCAAAATCAACAGGATATTTGTTGCCATCGGCATCTATTACCTCTCTCCAACGTGATTCTTTTATGTATGCAAGCGTCATGTCAAGCCAGTTTAAGGCGAATTCACGGGCAAAATTATAATATCGGTTTTGAATTGTCTGAATCGGTATCTTTGACTGTGCGATTGCGGCCAGCATGGCATTTGCGTTGGTGGGATTTATATTTCCAAGGCTCGCGTCACTGTACCCCATCATTTCAAGGGTGTTTTTCAAAAGTGTAGCAGGAAGATTATACGCATCCGCCGCCATTGATGCAGGGATCATATATTTGGCAGCTGCGTTTACATCTCCATTTACTGCAATTGGTTTTGTAAAGGAGTTGTCCCACTTTGTCAAACCTGAAGAATGACTAAAAATGATCTTTGGACTACTATTTAAAAGCACATTCAAAATGGTATATGCAACCGCTTTATTAATAGCCACCTGATTGGGGATAAGTCCTGTAATTTCAGCTCTGCCGTGGCATGAATTCTTACGTATTTTCCAATTCATCATACTTATCGGGTATCTTTTTAAAAGCGTGTCCCATGCCTTGCGTATGATTACATTCTTGCATTGCTTTTGCGCCCATACTTTTCCGTTATCCCTGTAAAGATAGAGCAGTGTTATGACCTTACCGTCAGCGTTATCTTGTAATTCGGTTTGCGACATGTCACCACTTTGATATTGATAATCGCTATCTTTAGTGATGATGTCAATGTCGTCTTGTTTTACTTTATTCTTTTTTGCCTCTGCCCTGACGTCCGACAGCATTTCACGGCGGGCAAGTATTATGTAGGGCTGTTTCTGTGGGTCACGCTCATTTGTATTGCCCGGATAGTAGTTCACGTTGTCTATGGTTTCGACACCAACATGCCCTTTTGCGGTCTGGCCTGTTTCCGCCTCGTCATCCCAATACGAAAAGAGGATAAAATCACCCGATATACAAGCATCAAGCAACCCCTCTTGACTTATATAGTCCATATTAAGGCGTCCCCAGTCCATTTCAAACATGCTGCTTAACTTCTGGGCCTCCGGCTCGTTCATTAAGAATGGATTTTTCCAGTCGTCGGGTTTTTTAGGGTTGGAAAGCGCCAATATGTTCGCCTTATTTTGAGTGACAAGCTCAGATGTAACAACTTTTCCAGGCCAATTCGGAGCTGAAAACAAGATCGCAATTTTGTTTGTGAGGACAGAAGCAATTTTCTGACCCGTGGCCCTTTCAATAAAATTAATAACAGGCTTAGGAAGGTTAACCGATGGACAACCGTGCCACTGATCACCCGCATTAAACCGCTCGTTTCTCCTGACGGTTTCATAAAGGTTAATGGCGTTTTTATAGTCTATCCCCACTTGATACCGGCTCCATAAATCCTCTATACTCGGGATATTCATTGTCACACCTCTTTATCGCTTGGTAATTCTGCGTTATATGCCGCAAATTGTTCTAAGTTTTCTTGCATCTTATCGGAGGACTTCTTACTTTCCGCGTCCTCCTGCATGGCCTGTACACCCTCTACGACTGCCCTCACAGGGTTGCTTAGTTGCTCGGGCAGTTCGTTGCGGTAGAGTTGATAGGCGTTGCGCTGCCCCTTGATAAAACACCACATTCCGAATACGCAGGTTATCATTCCGCAGGCTATTGCTATTAAGATAATTAGAATATCAAACATAATAAATTTCCCTTATCCTTTTCTTTTCTGCGATTTGTATTTTTATTATTCGTCGAACAGTTGGACTGTCAATCCAGTCCTTAAAGTGATAAGCAACGGCTACCTTTACATAAAAAATCGGATGCTTAAATATCGTTATCCAGTTTTTACGAGTTTTGTATGAAAGCCGAATAGAGAACGCTTCAATCCTTGATTTTAAATTCATATTTCCTCCATGAATATTTACTTATACCACTTGCATTTTATAGGGACCATTGCCATGAGATAACATCGGTTTTTCAGGTTGTTAAAACATTCTGTGTTTTCGCAATGCCTCAATTTTACAGGGCATAACTCTTGACATATACATAAGGGCTTATCGGGTTCGCATATTTGGCAGGGTGAAAACATTTAGCCCACCACCTATTATTTGAATATGTCGGGGTTGTCCTTGATGACTTGATACAAGTTTTCTGCTATTGTGTTTATAAGTTCTTCGTTTTCTCGCCATTTATCATGGCCTGAGATATAGAATATTCCGTGAATTATTTCGTGCAGCAGTGTTGCACTTTTATTTTCCTCACCTTGTTTATCATAAAGATATATTGTTTGTTCCTCATATTCGATCTCTCCATACAGATCCCCACCTTTGCTGCCGGATCTATGTTCGCCTTGCGATATTACATATTCGCGCCAGCCTATTTTTACTTTATCGGGTATGTTCAATTTACCATCCTCCTGTTAGATATTCTTCCGTTACTTCGCCACCAAAAAAACTATCAGTGGGTTCTTTGGGCGTGAACATTGAAAATGCATCCGGCTGTTCCTGTGGCTCAACGTCTGTCGCGCACGGCCTTGAAATTGCCCAGTATCTAAGGGCATCCGGTAAATGCGTAACATCATGCGGCTCTGCTGCCGTGTCGTTGCCATCCTTTGTGCTGTACTGCATAAGCGGTAAACACCGAATGAGATTTACGCAATTTTCAAATATCTGCAACCTCGACGTGGCCTTACCGCCTTTGTCAAACACTTTGAGCCACTCTTTTAGGGCGAGCCATCCCGACACTCTGTCATTGCTTGCTTTCATGTAATAAAGGCCATGGTTTGCAAAAATCTCTATGGAGTTTACCCCTGAGTCTGATTTGCGTGACCATAGATCGGGCGGGGCTATCCTCATGGTTATTTCATCGGTTTCGAGTGACTTGATTTTATTTGCTGCCTCACTCACTATCAACCCGTTGTTGTCCCTTGCGTCTTTCCCACTGAAAACTTCCCGATAGACATAGGCCACGTTGTCGGGAGAAATAGCAATCCAAAGACCGGCGAGAGCATCAAGACCGTAATCTATTACGTTATATTTGTTCCACCCGCTCGGAATGGGAATAGGTTTACACACGTGAATATTCTTGTCAAATTCGGTGAAGTATTGCCCTGAGAACGTGTCCCATTCTCCATTAAGCCATGCCCTGCGTAAATTTTCATCCTGGATAGTTTCAAGCGATTCTAAGTAATCGGGGTCATTCTTCATCAGCCAGTCATTATCGAATACTTTTGCGGGGATAAAAGTGAAATCTCTTTTCTTCTCTTTGCCCCTGTACTGCTGGTCTATGAATAATCTCTTGACCCATGCATGCCCAACCCCCCCAGGGTTACAGGTTATATAAAATCTTTTGGGGTGAAGTGGCATTCCGCCCCTTAAGCAAGCTCTCAAACATGTAAATTGAAACTCGGTAAACTGTGTCCCCTCATCCATACATATGATGTCGTATTCCTGCCCCTGATACTGGAGAACGTCTGCTTCTGCGTCACAATATCCAAGTTTTAAACGGCTTCCGTTTGGAAAGAGAAAAGCCTTTTCATCGTCGTTGTAAGTAGCGACACCGTTGAGGATCCCCCGCAACGGGTTTATATGGTTTTCTCTAAGCTCCTGTATTGTTCGGCGTATCAGCAATATTCTTATCCCTGGATATTCTACTGATAGAAGAATAACTTTCATTCGTAACGCCCACGACTTGCCTCCGCCCCGGGCCCCGCCGTATGCTATGTATCTACTCCTTGCCTCAAAGAACAGAGTTTGGCGCGCAGATGGTTTGCAGTCGAGCCAAAGTGTATTCTTTGTTACTTTCTGTCTCATCTCGCCAACTTCTTTAACTCGGGCGGCAGTTCAATCTTGATCGTCCCTGAAACATTCACATTGTTATTGGTGTCAACCCTATACCCAAAGTGTTTGTTAAGTATTAAAGCCGCTGCAGCAGTTCTCTTCTGAGGGTCAAAAGCCATCCAGTCAAGTATTCTATTTTCAAGAACAGTGTAGAGGTTTTCTACAAGAGCTTTATAACTAAAGTCAGCCTCTGTTGACCCGAATGTGTTGTTGTTGTAATGGCTATCATCTGTACGGTAGTTATAGAGCGTCTTGAGTGTTACCCCGATATAAGCAGCTGCATGTGAGGGAGTATTTAAACCGGTTGAAGTCTCAAGTTATTCCGCTATTTTGGATTTGAGCACATCATATTGGAATTTTGTTCTATTGGTAACCATTTGGAAACACTCCTTTGAGAGTTAAAATATCGGGTACGGGTATATATATACGTACTGGCAGAACGGGGGATGGTCTTTTTTCCTGCCCCCCCCTGCCCTGGGTGCATCTGCCTGCTGCCATGCTGGGGATTGTCGATGTTAGTGCTTACCTTGCTGTCATATCTGCACAGTATTGACATTGCTGAATAGACGTGATAGAATAGCCATGTAAACGGTGTCATATCTTACTATCAAAAGGAGTGTATTAAAATGGTCTATGGTTATGCAAGAGTATCAACGCCTGGGCAGTCACACGATGGGAACGGGTTAGAGGTTCAGGAGCAGCAGCTCAATCAATCAGGATGCGATCTTATTATATCTGAGACATACACGGGCACCAAGATTGACCGTCCGAAGTTTACCGCTCTACTCAAGCGCCTACAGTGCGGCGACACGCTCAAGGTATGTAAACTTGATAGATTTGCGCGTACTGCCATTGAGGGCGTACAGACTGTACAGGAGTTGCTCAGGCGAAGCGTTAAAGTGCATATCCTTAATATCGGATTGATTGAAGATACTCCGATGGGAAAACTCATACTCACTACCTTACTGGCCTTTGCGGAATTCGAGCGGGACACTATAATTGAACGTATGAGAGCCGGAAAGAATATCGCCAAGCAACGAGCCGATTTTATCGAAGGCAGACCCAAAGTATATAGTAAAAAACAAATTGACCACGCCTTAAGCCTGCTTGATACTATGTCTTTTGGTGAGGTCGAGCGGGTAACGGGAATATCTAAGAGCACATTATTCAGGGCTCGGCGTTTGCAGTAGTTTAGGCTGCTGCCGATAGTGCATATTTGACGCATTTATGTATATTTACATTATATTCTTATTGCTAATGATTGTCAATAGCTTTTTGAGAAGAAGAAAACCGCACGTTATGTTTTATCTCCACTCCTCTACAATCGCCTATCTACGCCATTAACCCAAATATTAACCTCTAATTATGTCTACTCATATATCACCCATATTCCGCTTAAACGGCCTAATCTCCATATATAAGTTATCTTATTACATTACTTATCTTAATGTATAACCTTATACCATAGTAAACCTATAGTATATAACGTGATTGAATGAGCTAAATTGATTATATGGCTTTACTTGGGCCCTCTATCCTGCAACCGTCATATACTCCTCACCAAACGGAAATTTTTTTCCGCCGCTCAAATGCCCTCAAACCCTGTTGTCATAAGGCTGCAGCTCTGTTTTTACGTGAAGTTGGTCTATCTATATAGATTAGCCAGTTTTGTCTTTTGCCCACGCAGACCCTTTAAACTTCTCGTAAAGCGTCTTATTGACGAAGCGCCCGCGGTTGTATATGTAAGGGTTAAATACAGTGATATAGCCATGGCCGCTCTCGGCTCTGTTTATCACTCGTAAATCAATCAGCCTTTGCAATGATGCGTTTGCGGTTTTGCGTGTCATGCCCAGCTCTGTAATTATGTAGTCTATCTGCACCGGCTTGTAATTGCCATACGCCACAAGGCCGCTGCAAGGTCGTATAAGCGGCAGCATCAACAATATGATGCGATACTCGGCTGCTGAGAGTTTGAGCCGTGCCAACTTGCCTATTGCGCCATCATACGCCTTGCCCCATGTCTCCGGCGCAAATATCATTTTGCTTGCGTCCTCAAACTTCAATCGGTCAATGATCTCGCGGTGCAATATTTTGTCGCCAGGCAATAACGACGTTATGTATTCGCCGGTTTCCGTGTCTATTACTGCTCTGGTCTTGACAGCCATTTATTCACATCCGATCTATCGCAAAAATAAATTTAATTAGGGTATTGACATGTCGTTACACTGGGTATACAATGATAATACAATCTAAATACGAAGGGGAGTATATCAAATGTATTTCAGCAATGTAAAGACGCTTGAAGATTTAAAAAAAGAATACCGGGCTCTTTGTTTTATCCATCATCCCGACGCAGGAGGCACAACGGAAAACATGCAGAAATTAAATAGCGAATATGAGAAACTTTTTATAATCTTAAAGGATCGCCACAACAGCACCGCAACCGAAGAGAACAAAATTAACGAGATGCCCGAAGAGTTTATAAACATCATTTCAAAAATCAATTATCTTGACGGGATTGAAATTGAAATCTGCGGCCGGTGGTTATGGATATCGGGCAACACAATAGCATACCGAGAGATTTTAAAAAATGCGGGTTGCCGGTGGGCAAGTAAAAAACTTATGTGGTACTGGCACAGTGTAAATGAGCCGACCGTCTACCACAAAAAGACATTTTCGATTGACGAGATCAGACAGAAATACGGCAGCGGAAAAATAGACAGCAAAGAAGAAAAGAAAATTGCATAAATGCCCTGACGAGCTTGTGAAAATCAGGCGAAACCCCTTCGGGGGTCGGCATACAAAATAAATAAAAAGAAGGTCTTTATAATGACAAGAAATATTCAGAAAATGGTTAAGGAAAACAAGCAGAGAGCCGCCGAACTCGTCCGGTACGCAAATCCGAAAAGCAAAAGCAAACCGCCTGTAGAGCGTATTACCGAACTTTTAAAAGAATACATCCCATATCGCTATGACGAGGGAAAACCCGAGATTACAAATTTCAGCGTGACAAGATGGAATGTAAACCGCATCATAAGGTCAGCACAATTTAGGGTTGAAACTTCAAACGGCAAGGTTTTTGAGATTGACGCATACCAACACCTTACAGGCAGGACACAAGAACAAAAGGAGCAGGACAAAACCGCAGACTTTCCGAGTGGGTTGTTTAACATCTTCCATTCTGAATTAATCGCAGAGTGAGCCGCTCAGGCGGCTTAATGCGGCAAGACGGTCACAAGCCCGTCACGCAAAATAAACGGAGGCGGTCAGAATGAAATATTACGTTGAGACTAAATTTTTTAACAACGGAAAAACCAGTGGCAGGATGTACCTGGAATCAGAAGCTGTTAGCCTTGATAAAACACCTTACACTGAATGCAAAAATTACGATCGTTATGTTGATGAATTTGCAAGTTATGAAAAAGCGGGAAAGTTTTTAAATGATCTTAAACTCGCATAATTCAAAATCTGCGCTATCGGATTAGACGGGCAAAACGATGAAAGAAGGATTGAAAATGAAAGCAGAAATGAGAAACACAGTTAAGCAGTTGAAACATGAAATAAGTGGTCACAGGCTTGCTCAAGCAACATATGAAGATCTGGCAGTATTGATAGAGGCTCATAAAACAGGCGATTACGCAGCAGCACATCAAACGATACTCTATAAAAATCACGGTGCCGAATATTGCGAATACCTTTCTATACTTAGTTTTTAGCACGCTTCTAAAGGGCCGAGCATCGGCCCTATTCCATCCCAAAATTTAAGGAGGTATGAAAATGAACACTTACAAAATTATGAAAGAAAAACATCAAAATGAGGTCAACGCTTTCCCGATGGCATTTGCTTTTAGTCAAAAACAATTTGAAGAGGGTATGCAAAAACTCGGTCTTAATCCGACAGATACAGACAAGATTTATAAGCTTCACTCAACCGGTGGATTTTATCGGCGTAGCGATGCAAAGTTATTGCGCGAAATGTTCGACCGGAATGAAAAAGAAACGGCCGGCGCAATCGAAAACGACAAAACCGGTGATGGTTTTATTTTTGAAATGTTTGATTATGAGCTGGGCAATTATGAGTATGTTATAACTTGCAGCACCGAGAACACCCTGGACGCACTTGGAATGACCGAAGAAGAAGTAAATAGTAATCCTGCACTTTTACACGGGCTTCAAAAAGCTTGCAACGCTCAGAAAGAATGGTATATACTTAACGGGTAAAAACAAAGCGGACCGATGTTTAATCCGATAAAAGGAGTGAAAATATTATGGCAAGAAAGCAACACGGTTTCAGGCTCAGTGACGAAGTGTTTAAAATCCTTCACGATCAGGCGACGCGAGAAACCCGCAGCATGGCTCAGCAGATCGAGCACCTTGTTTTAAAAGAAGAAAAAACTATCAACCCGTAGGTAAATAGAAATTGTGTTAAAAGCAAAAGCCCTGTCTATATGACGGGGCTTTTACTTTCGCAAGAACATAGCCTTTTTATCATTTTATCTTGATAATCTGCAGCCGGTTTATATCGGCCTCTGATAATTTTGCTCACAAATATGTCATCTGTCGATGCGTCTGTTGAGTTTGCAAACTTTTGCGCCAGTTCCCACGCCTTTGCTTCGGATTCAATCAATGGTTCATCCTTTTCGGGAAATTGATCCAGCCTGCAAATGGCCCCGATATGCACCGAGAAATTTACGACATACCCGTCCCTGCTGTTCTCAATGATTTTCAAGGCATATTCCATTTTCATTTCTTTTTCACCCCCTAATCTTCGTCAACGTCGTCCCATTCTTGCGGCTCAAAACTCTTGTTAAATTCTTTTTCAGCCTCTTCAAACGATAGGTGCTTTTCATTTGCCAACCTTTTTATTGCGCTTATCCTCATTTGCTTTATCTCCGGTCCCCACTTCATTCTTCCCTGTCCCCTTTCAGCCGCAGCCCCGTTAAGCCCGCGCAGCCACCCTTCGCTGTTAATATCGTGCCATTTGGCATTTCCCCGCTGCTGGGGAAAGCGTTTAAATCCGCGACAACTCAAATTGATTTTCTGCTACTTGCATATTCTTGGCAATGGTTAAGTGAAATTTTCAAAACTCGTTCTAAATCCTCTGGGGACACATCGAGATCGAGCGCAATTATCAAAGGGTATTCGCCGGAACGGTACCGGCGGCGCATCTCGGCTTTGTCATGTTCAGTCGGATGGTGTGCTGTTTCAAGAACTTTCTTTCCCGTCACTATTCCCCCCGGCTTAATAAAATCTCTCTCCAACATTTCACGGAACGCTTTTGATCGTGCCTGCAGCCGTGGCACATTTCAAGTTTTTCCCCGTTATCTTCGGCGTATGAATCAGCGGGGCAACCACCCATGTCCTCATGCAGCTCCAGGCACTCAGCGTTAATAACCTTGTTAAGCAAGGCGTTTTCTTTAATCCATCGGTCGCAATCGGTCACAAGCCCGTCATGATGCTTTCTCAATGCCGTAAGATCAGATTTCAGTCGTTCGTTTTCCTCCTGCAAGGTTTCAAATGTCATGCTCCCAGTCCCCCTCGCCTGTAATTTCAATAAAGTCCTGTTTATTGTTTGGCCTTTCCCACCCGAAAACTTTTGTATTACCCTTCGACGGCAAATACAACCGACGGCTGATTTTATCGTAATTCAATCCGACCTGCCCGGTTATCCCCTCTGCCCTACTCTTAAGGACTTTAAGAGCAACGTCACAGCCATGTGCTGCCCGGTCTTTTTCGTTCAGCCGCTCAAGGGAAAACACATTGTCAGCCCGGTTTGTAATGTCCCCACTGCCGGAAACGTCGTCGTTTTCAAGGACTCCGCTTGTTTTCCGGGGATGCGCCACGAGATGAACATGTACCTCATACCTTTTTGCAAACTCTATAAACAGCCCGACAAGGTTTGACTGCATCCGATAAAAATTATTATCACTTTCCGTGCTGTATCGGCAGGTCATGAGGTTATCAATCATGAACACTCGGCAGTTGTATCGCTTAACGGCATATTCAAAGATTTTCAATATGCTTTTTGCTTCATCCGCTTGCGCTATGGTATTGTCGTAAAGCCAAAACTTTTCACGATACCAGGCCTTAATTCTTTCGGTAATTTCATGATCGACATAGCATAAATCTTTATCAAGAGTATCGTCGTGGTATTTTGTAACGTGATCTCTGCCTGCAGCCTGTAGGTCAATCCAGTGTTGAAATCTGTCTGCTCTCAATTCCCCCGAATAAGCGCATACTTTCTCGCCCTGATCCACGGCCTCAAGCATTAGCTGACCTAAAATCGTTGATTTGCCCTCACCCCTGCGCCCAGTCCATATAGACAGATCGCTCATTAAAAAGCCACCCGTCATTCGATCAAGCTCTTGTATGCCGCTCAATGACCGCTGAACGTGCCTTATATCAATCGGGGTTACGTCAGCAAGGTCAATAAGGCCGTAAACCGGTATTTCTTTTGTCGTATCATAGGCGGCCTTTACCGCGGCGGGCCCGCTCCGGTATAAAAGCTCATTCGCGTCCTTGCAATCGTGCTGCACTATGAAAATTCGATAATCTGCTAACCTTGGAATAAGCTTTTGAATCATAATCCTGCCGGGACCGTCGTTATCTCCGTAAAGGTAAATTGCCTTAAATTGTTTGAGCCAGTCCCAGCATGTATCAAGCCAGGTTAAATCTTCCGCGCCGGATGGAACGCTGACTGAATTGGGGATCCCTGCCTCATGGCCGCTCATTGCGTCAACCTCGCCCTCGTAGATACAAAGGGGATATTGCGGGTCGCATAAGTCCATGCCGAACAGGACGGGCTTTGTGTCGGTCTCACGCCATGCCTTTGGCTCGCCTTTTTCAATCTTGTGCGACGGTCGGAATTTCACAAAAACAAGTTCGCCGTTCTCGGTGTATGGAAACACGATATTGCCCTTGATGTCACATCCCACGCCGTAAGCGTCCATTGTTGCCCGGCTGATCTTCCGCATAGCAAGGTATTTTTCGGCTGCATCCGTGGGCTTTTCAATTTTCGTTTCAGGTTTTTTATACATGGCTTTGGGCTTGTATGTATTGCCTGTTTCATCCCTGTCGGCAGTCTCTCCAAAGTCCTTGCATAACTGCCAGAAAGTGCCCTGTTTGCCGCAACTTCCGCGCTTGCAGTTATATGTCCCGTTGTCTTTATTTAGTGCAAAGCTGTACTTGTCCCGGTGTTCTCCACCATGGCAAAAAGGGCATAAATCCGGCACAATTTCGTCGCCTTTAATTTTAAAAGGGTCTAAATATCTATGGGCAAAGTCAAATATATCCATTTGCACCCTCACTTTTACTTATGTTTTAATACCGTCAAACCGGTCACCGCCGCCGCTTGTGTCGCCATAATTGCCTTCAAGAATTTTTTGGCGGTTTGCAGACTTAATAATCCAGTCAAAGCCGCATCCGTGAAAGCTTCCGGTCCGCCCCGTTAAAAAGTCGCTTGCTTCTACACGCTTGAAAAACTCTCTTATAGCATCAAGCGTCAATTCGTCATACCTCCACCATACCCGCATAGTTGTCTGTCTTGCCTCAGTCATTGTTTTAATTTTTGGCAAACTGATACAGACGGTATTGTATATATCCATGATCTTTTGATAAGGGCAAACAGCTGCATGCCCCTCCACGGAATTCAACCCATCAAGCACAGGCTCGTCGGTGCCAACCGACATACTATCGTCAGATAGTATACAAGGTACGGTTAGGTTAGGTACGGTTAGGTTAGGTACGGTACTCGATACGACCTCCGCGGGTAATTCCGTAGGATGGTCACACGGAATTCCGTCGGAATTACCCGGGATTTCCCTCGGAATTGCGTCAGACTTTTTGCGTTTTCGTTCCCTGTCATATTTCCGCTTACGGATTAACTGCCCAGCGTAATCATTCCAGTCGTGAATAAATAATTTACCGTCAACACTATCAAACCACCTTGAGGATATTAAGGCAGTCACAAACTTTTCAGGGGACTTCCGCCACCCTGCGGCGGCGGATATCTCCTCATAATCAAGATGGCTTATTTCTCCGGTTTCGTCCTCAATCTTATCAATGGCCCAAGACCAAAACCGAGCCAAATATGCGGCGGCAAGCATTTTTTCGATGCCCAACGAGGCGGCAAGCGGTTTTAATTTAGGGTTAGTGAAAAAATCATTATGTAATTCAATCCAAGCCAAATTATTTTATTCCCCCTATTCCTTTAAACTCTGAATTGCAAGCCGCATGCCAAGTTTGAAACCGGAAACAAAAAAGTCACGCGAAGCAATGGCTGACACGTCGCTCACTCGATTGCTGAGACGTCGAAACGCTGGCAGCCGCTCTGGTACTAACGCTTTTTCAAACTCAACGGCGGCACTGTACAGCGTCTCAACAGCCGCCTTATATTCTTTACTTTCGCAAATATCGCCCTCATTCAAAAGGCTGGCAAACATGGTTTCAATGGTGTTTTTTTGCTCAAAAATACTCTCACTCATGATAAAAACCCTTTCAAAAATCTTATTTTATTCTGCAAATTTTGAGTAAATTATTAATAAAACTCCTATGTAGTCGCAGAGTTATTCTTACGGATATAAGCGAGAATAGCTTGCTTAATTTCGTTGTGGGTCATGTATTACTTTCACCTCTCCTGCCATGATATTTCTATAGGCACTCATATTTTTGGAAGTGAGGAAAGCATTGCGTTCTAAAGAATCTTGAGAAACCCGAATATCTAAATCCGGGATTGTTATTCCGAATTCGCGTTCAATGGCGTTCCGCATATAAAACGCATGCTTGAGCGCATCCTCTATGTCAGGAATGGGATTTGGAAAACTTTCAGCCCCTTCATCCGTTATGGCGGAAACCTGAAACCCCTTTCCGCTCGGATGAATGTCGACCATAATAACAACTTTATCCATGTCAATCATTCTCCCCCATGTCGCGGTAGTCTTTTGTATCTTCATCTTTGAAACATTCAGCGCCCAGTCGCATGCCGAGCTTAAAACCATCTTTAAACCCCTGGTCGTATCCGGTATTTAAGTAGGAACCCTGTATGTCAGAAATAAGGTCTGATGCTTCGCGCTTTTTACCCTCCGAAATTTCTATCAGCAAACAATCAATAGGCTTATTAAATCGTTTATCAAGCGCTTCCTCTTCAGGGGTTGACATTGCATGTCGAGTATCAGCAGCCGTCGTACATGTACAAAGATAGTCAAGCGCCGTGCCGTCGTAGTTGAATCCACATTTCTTTATAAGAGGTAAACAACCGTTCATTTATAATCAACCTTTCAAATTTTGATTTTTTATTCTAAACCCGTGCCATGCGGCTTGTTATATCAATAACAGCGCAAGAAATACCGGCCAACTCTTGTAAAATTTTTATTTTGTCAGGAACTGCTTGATATGCCGCTGCAATACCGCTGACGCACAGCAAGACTTCGCCTTTGTCATCGTCCGGCACAGTCGCCCATATCGAAAGCAATTCGCTTGTAGCTGCTTTTGCTTGGGCGGCTGCTTTTTGACGGTCTTTTACTATTTCGCTAATTTCATGTTCAGGAGTAAATTGAAGCATTCGCGCTGGTGTACTACTATAATAACTTGCAAGCCATTCATAAAGGAATTCCGGTATCAATTTGCCTTTAACGGATAGCACCTGCTGCAGATGCTCAAGGTTGAAATAGTCCGGTAGTTTAATGTTGCGTTTTTCTGCCCATAAAGTGATGTAATTATATAAGCCTCTGAAATCAGTGCCCGGGTATTCTTCGTTGCGCATCTGACAGTATTCAAGAAACGCCCTGACATTATCGCTTTTCCCGGTAGTATCATTTTCAAATTGATAATTCATTGTAACTGGCCTCCCAATTTTTTTATTGTATTTAAACCAATATGGGGTTATAATTGTTACAGGTATTTAATTAAATTGCCCGTTTAGTATCAGCACTCCCTATATTTGCCGCCTTTACCATTCCCGTGGTGAGGGCGGCACTTTTATTAAAGAGATGATTTGCGTCCGAAAGAATACTGTTGAAATCATCAATAAAATCGGAAAGCATATTTATCTTTAAAAAAGCATCTTTGTAACCGCGGATCAACTCGGAAACCACGTCGGACGTTTCACCTTTCAAACCCTCTTCTATACCTTCTGGGCAAATACAAAAAAAGTCTGTGCTTAAATCACGCATAATTAATTGGGAATATTCGGATTTGTCTTTTGCCTTAGATAGCATATCGCCAACGTCGCAGAAATTTTTATAAGTCACAATAAAACTCGGCGCAAAAGGAGAATCAGAGGGATAAGAATTGTGCTCAGGAGTCAATAACTCGGAGGTACATTCTGAGCAATAAATTGTCTTATTGTCATAATGTGAAAAATATCTTCCCTCAATGACTTGGCCGCATCTCGAACATTTAATCTGATTTTCCATTTTAAAAACCCTCTCTTATAATAAATTTTGATTATGCCCTTGAATTATTGCACCACTTTTAAGTATGCTGGTACCGGTCTTTTTACCGGCATAGATTTATGAGTATCGGAATTAATCATAAATTCCTTGCCATCGGGAGTGGAGTATTTTGAATAAACGGGGATGCTGTTTTCAGCCGCCCAAACTTCCATAAAATCCGGTTTACCTTGAAGATGCAGAATTTTGCTTTGAACTGACATTAGTGCTACCGTAAATTTGCGCACATCCCGATTTTGATAGTCGAACAAAAGACCGGGCAAGTTTTCTTGACCTATAGGCTTGCCTGCAGGCAATTTATTAATTTCCCCAATAGTGGAGAAATAATCTTTCATTTCCCACTTGTCGCCGTCGTATCTTTTCTCAATAGGGAAAAACCTGACGAATTCAAGCGGGGTTAACGAGGACAAAATATCCATAGTGGTCGCGATAAATCCCTGATAATTCAATAAGTCGTTGAATTCTATGATCTCTCTTTGATTGAAAACTACATACCTGAGAGCAAGAAAAGCATATTGTTTTATAATTTTCTTTTGCTCGTAATCACTTTGCCCGTGCTGAATTTCGTTCAGCTTGCGGCCACAGGCACCAAGATAGATGTCTGGCATATTAACGGGTTTTGTTTTAACTAATTCCACGTCCATAATCTCCTTATTGCTTTTCAAATCCGATTATAATAGCGGTATAGATTTTTGCAGTAACTACCTATTTAGGGCAAACGGTCAGATTGATTAGGCCAACGAGCTCTTCCGGGTAAAGTTCATTTATGCGCCCTTGAACAACATCGTAACAATCTCGAAAAAAATCCTGCACATCATCTTTGCAATCTAAAATAGGATTATCCCTGACCTTTTTGTAAATTTCCCGTGCCTCTTCTGATTCCTCACCGAAACCGCAAGTTTTCAAAGTGTTTATGTAATAGTCACCCAACTCAGCAACTATGCGGGGCTTGTCCTCTTCTTTAGGCTGCCATTTGTCAAAATTCAATGTGCGCTCATGAATTGAAAATAACTTATTGATTACAATCTCTGGCATTACTGCCACCCCCAAAAATTTAGTCCAAAACTGATTATAATTTTGCACACAGGACATCAGAAATTAATGGATTGCCGAAAGTGTCAAGAGTATCACACCAACATTCCCCGTCTTTTATTCCGAACCACCCGTGAATTTCCCTTTCCGCTTCCCCTGTGCTCATGCCGTTTAATTTAGCCAACAGCCCAATGCCACCAACCAACCCCTGAGAACGAATTTTTGCAATAACCTTTATTTTGTTTTGCACCCAAACAATAGCATTATCTTTATATGGTTCGGTCTCACAGGTGTCGGAGCGAACTATATCAATTCTGCCGGTTACCCTTTTAAGAGGGAATTTTGCGCCTATGGCATGCTCAAGGGCCTTTGTGTCGCTTGGCATATTATACGGGCCTGCCGTTACTACGCCGTGGACTTCGCCGTTGCATGTGTTGCAAAGCACTTTATCGCCACACTTGATATTTAGATTTTTGGGGACTTCAAATAAATATTCTTTTGAATTCTTTTTTCTAATGGTATGATGTGCAAAAACAATTTGTACGCCTGAGATTTCATTCATGAACTTTGACACCTCCATATTTTTTCTTTTAAAACAGTGATCCGCTGGGTTCCGTCAATCTTCTTAAGCCGTTGCAAAAGCCGGTATGTATCAACGAGAACGGCTAAATGATCGATTTTGTCAGCATCTTTTACGATGATGTTAAAATGATCAGTTTTTGTGGATTGCATAGGCATCACTCCTTTTGCTTTTTATTTGAGGGATGCCTTGCCTGCCGCTTACGCCGCTCGAACTCACCGTTTATGTCGCCAAGGGGCAGGTCATCGTGATATCCTGGAACCATATCTGTGAATACATCAGATGCTGTGTCAAGAAACTGCTGGGGCGCGTTACGCAGAGCCCACGTAAAAAGTGAGGAGGGATAGCCGCTTTTTGTGATTAGGGCAACCCAGTCAAAAAAGCGCTCAACTTCGTTCTCCGGTGCAGGGGATAAAAAATTTATCATCTCGCCGCACTCTTCGCAGAACAGGTTACAGCTAAAATCATGGTTGGCGGGTAGATCTTCCGGCTCGATATGTACCTCTTTTCCGCATACAGGGCAATCGCAAAAGAATTCGTCGCCATAGATCGCTACTTTGATTTCAAGATCATCATTGATTTTGGTTTTTACGTAAATCATTTTTTACAAGTCCTTTCTTTATTAATTATTTAAGAACTATCGTTGTACCTTCTGAAAAAGCGGGTACGGTTTCCGAACGATAAACGGAATCAGACTGTTTAATGTTGCAATATGTAGGGTCAAGGTTTTTAGTGATAGATATTGCTCCATCATTGCATATAACAAGGCAAAGGCCACAAATTGGTGCACCGTTTCCGTCTGTCGGCTGCAAGTCGATTTCAAATAAATTCACACCTTCCGGTGTTTCATCGTAATCCTCGTCACCTTGATATGTGGCCTTGTCGATGTAATATCGCTGACCTGTCGTTACGTTTAAAACATGCTGAAATTTGAACATAATATAAAAGTCCTTTCTATTAAGCGGCGTCTCCCACAATCGGATTTTTCGTGTAGGTAATTCGAAATGTTTTGTCATTGTGATGGATTCCCATGGGGTAGCCATTCTCCCTTAACCATATGGCAATCTTATTCACAACGGATTGGGCATACTGCCAATTTGTATCTGAATGACCGCTTATCTGATCCTGAAATGGGACATTTCGCATCTCGTCCGCACTCACTTCAATTTTTGCGATTATGGCGCCTATCGCGTGACTGTGGGGTATTCCTGACGAAGAAAGGATTCCAAACTTTTGAGCAATGGCGGTTTTGTCATAAAACTTTTCTTCAATTACAACGCCATCCATGGCTATATCAATACCGGCTTTTGCATAAAGTTTTTTCAAATTGGCTGCTATAAATTGCGGGGATACTCCTGCATCTTTAAGCACCTTTGTAATAATGCGGGATGCACTGTTCACTTCACCAAGACGAGGCTGCGATGGGTCGGAAACCTTTTTCTTATGTAGAAAAGCGTCTGCAAGAACCTTTTGTGCCTTAAGCTGATACTGCACAAGTTTGTCCGTAACTTCGGGCTGCTCTTTTTGCATGGTCGGGGTGATGGCGATCTTGGCAAGCCAGAGGGGTACAAATTCGTTATCGATGCAAGAAACCTCCTGTTCGCCGCTCTCGGTGGGGATGTGCAAACTTGCATACCCCTTTTTAAGGACGACATCATGTGAAATTCGACGGCGCTCATTTGTGGTCTGGCCCTCTGTTAACCCTATACCTCTACATATGTAAGATACGCCAACATGGATTTTTCCGGTTTTCTCGTCTTTGGCCGCCATGAGTTCGCTGCCCATAAAGGGGATCGTTTTGATTGTTAGTTCGTTTTCCATAATATTTCCTTTCCTTTTTATTGGTTAGTGATTATGAGGGCATTATTCTGCCTCTTCGAATTCATCAAATGCGGCTTGAACCACCGTTAAAATATCGTCCTCACTTAATATCTTTTGCTGCAAACATTCGTTGATTAAAGTTCCGAGTATCGCGGCGGCTCCTATTCTGGTTCTAAGTGGTGAGTTGCATGCGACTAAATCCGTTTCTGAAAAATACTCTATTGTGACACTTTCAGGATTTAAAGCCACTAAAAATTCACTTACCATAACATGCACCCCGCAAAGAAAACCCCGGCGCAGATGATTGATGCTGAATATCTCCAATCGGATTTTTCCTTAAGTGCCGCGACGATGCAAAGTCCAAAAGCTGTAAGAGCAATTAAAACGTTCATACCGTGTATGCCTCCCTATAAAAGAGATAGGCGTTGACGATGATATTAAAAACTGTGGTATTGCCGTTTCCATTGATAAGTTTGCGGGTTTGATATTCAATCGCACTTAATAAATCGGTTAGCATCTGGTCTTGCTGGTCCGGTTCATAATTCCATTGGTCAAATGAGTTGTTCATAACGATTCTCCTAATATTAATTTGGGGTTCGTTTGAACATCCTTTTGTTTTCAGGCGGGTACGATATGTATTAAACCGCCTGCTACTGTTCATAATTTTTTTTAGGTGCAACAATATGCACAAAACTTTTTCACATTTGCGTGAAAAAGTAATGCATTTCTACAAAGTTATAAAATTGTAAATGTTTCGCTATTGACATTATATATTCCATTATGTACTATAGGCTTTATAGCTATTACGTTTCGGAATAAATGAGAGTTACCGGAATGTTTAACAATTTTGCTAAGTTAAAAACAACGTCTATTGGGGGGTCGTTCTTTCTTTCGATTTTTGAAAGTTCTGACTGCGTAATTTTTAACTTTTTTGAAAGCTGTATTTGCGTTAGGCTCTTGCTATTTCTGATTTCTCGGATTTTATTCTTATACAATGGCTCACTCCCTTTTAGAATGTATAATTGTTGTTGGAACAATATTATTATATATTCTATTATGGTATATGTCAATACAATATAGAGTATATATTCTATATTGGAATATTAATAATTAAAGGTGATTTTGATATGAAAGAATTGGGTAGAAGATTAAGGCAATTAAGAGAGGACAGAGGTCTATACCAAAGCGATTTAGCCAAAATATTCGAAAAGTCTCAATCAGCCATTGGCAAATATGAAAATGAAACGTTACAACTTGACTATGAAATGCTACGCAAGTATGCCGAGTATTTTAATGTAACAATAGACTATCTTCTTGGGAAAGTAGAAAAACCAAATGAATATAATATAGAAATTCCAGATTTTAACTCAAATGAGCCCATACTTCTTTCTGTTGACAGATCTGAAATAAATGAATTTACAAAAGAAAAATGGTCTCGGATAATTAAGGCTGCTGTAGAAATCGTAGAAAATGGAAATTATAAAATTATTCCAAAAGACAATTCAATTCCTGCCGGGCCACTCCATAAAATTCCTATCATCGGCTCTGTTCGCTGCGGATACGGCGGGGCGGCCATAGAAGAACACATTGGATATGATTTTTCCGATGTCAAGAATCCGGAAGAGTTTTTCTTTCTGGAGGTCAACGGTGATAGCATGGAGCCCCAAATTCAAGAAGGTGACTTGGCTCTCGTCCACAGACAGCCCGACGTGGAAAATGGAGAACTTGCGGTCGTAGTCATCAATGGCGAAGAAGGTACATTAAAGAAGGTTATAAAAAAAGATAACGGAACTTACATTTTGCAAGCGTTCAATTCCAATTTTGAACCACTGAGTTTTGCCGGAGACGATCTTAATAAAATTCATATTTGCGGGAAAGTTGTTGAAACAAAGAAAAAATGGTGAGTCTTGTTCCTAACTGTTGAATTTTATCCCGTTTGGTATTATCCTGTAATTGATATAATTATAGGTGCATATCCCCAAAAGGGTAATATATAGAAGGAATAGGACGGGATGAAATGATGAGGAACAATCCATATCAAATATTAGGTATAAATAAAAGTGCATCAGAAGCCGAAATAAAATCTGCATTCCGTCATTTAGCAAAAGAAACACATCCAGATTTAAATGGAGGTAATCAACAACTTACAGAACGATTTAGGACGGGTTCAGAAGCATACGCCATATTATCAGACCCCACCAAAAAAGAAGAAGTTGATTATTTAATAAGAGAAGGATCTCAAACTCAAGGGAATTATTCTTCGAGCGTAAATAGCGACATAAAGGCGACTGCTCACAACATAGAACATTGTATTCATCAAATGTATGAGCAGGTAAAGCCGGCAAAGAAACAGGCAATCCATTCTCTTTGGGTGGGGTTGGCTTGGCTTTCTATTGGGCTTATAATCAGCGCAATAAGTTATCTTGTTGCAAATAGCAACGGAGGCGGTACATATTTTGTTGCCTATGGAGCAATTATATTTGGAGGAATACAAGCAGTAAAAAGCTTTTACTGCTTCATTAAAATTAATATAGCGGTAATAAAATATAAATCTGAAATGTGGAAGTCGATTGGTATTTAAAAATCGTATCACGAAAGAATGATTTATAAAATAAAAAAAACAATTAAAAATTTAGGAAGTGAACATATGCGCGCTGCGGTTGCTTATCTTAGGTACTCAACTTCCAATCAAACTGAAAACAGCATAGCGTATCAACTTGATGCCGTGCAGGGATATTGTAAGCGGCTTGATTATGTATTGTCGGACATTTACACCGACGAGGCCCAAAGCGGCACCAATACCGACAGGGACGGCTTACAACGAATGATGATCGATGCCGAGCAGCACAAATTTGATGCGATTGTCATATATGATCAATCCCGCCTGAGCCGTAATGTCGTTGACTGGTTTTCTCTACGTGAAAAAATGCGGCAACTTGATATAAAAATCTGTTCCTGCACCGAGGATATAGAGGAAAGCGACAATCCGAGTGCCTTTTTATCTGAGGGCATGAAAGCCCTTATCAATCAGCATTTTGTAATGGAAACCCGAAAGAAAACAATAGCCGGTCAAACCTCACGCGCAAGGCAAGGTAAATTTAATGGAGGAACTCCCCCGCTTGGCTATAACGTTGTTGACGGGGATTATATAATAAACGATCATGAGGCAATCGCCGTGCGCCTCATATATGACATGTACGCCGATGGTTATTCTTACGGTAACATTGTGGACGAGCTTGCAAAGCGAGGCTATAGGAGCAAGCGCGAGGCCGTGATAGGCACCAATGCCTTGAATGTCATCCTGCAGAACGAACGATACATTGGTATTTACTTCTGGAATACCCGATTTGTGAAACGCTTTAAGAAATGGGCGGGGGGGCAGCCTAACCCCGAAGCCATTAAAATACAGAACGGAATGCCTTCGATAATTGATATGCCAACATGGGAAAGGGTGAAGAAAAGAATGAGCAATAACAAAATGAACGCTTCCAATAGAGCGAAAAGAACTTATCTTTTGTCCGGACTGCTTCGCTGCGGAAAGTGCGGCGCGCTGATGTGCGGAATTACCCATATATCCGGTAAGGGGTATGAAACCTCGTACTATGTCTGTGGTAATAAATATCGAAACCATACCTGCGATGCTCAGAACCTTTCTGCAAAAATGGTTGAGCGAGAAATTACCGAATCCCTTTTCACCGAAATATTGGATATCGACAGCATAGATAAATACAGCGTTAAGCTGTCAGAAGCGATTGAAAGTTTCGGAGATAACAATAAAGACCGTGAAGAGGGCATAAAAAAAGAGCTCACGCAGCGAAAGCGCGAACTCACAAATTTAGTCAGTGCTATGAAACAGGGCCACTATACAAATACCGTTCAGGATGCAATAGACGAAACAGAAGCGCAGGTTTCCATCTTAGAAAATCAACTTCGCGAAATTAAAGGGAGCCAACAAAAACCCGTAGACAAGGGCGACATTATAATCGGATTTATAAAAGACCTGCAAGAAGCAAAAGAATCGCCCGAAAAGCTGAAAGCCATCATCAAAAAGCACATCGTGGGCATAAAAGTAATCGACAACCGCAATCTTGAAATAGCTACTGTTATCGATTACGCCAATACGAATGGTTGCGGAGGTGCGCAATACTCCGTATTGACGTACATTTTGAGTTTTTCCAAGCAACGATAAAAAACAGCCCCGCCCGGGGTTAGGGGAACGGGGCGTAATATTCTGAAAATATCTCTTTACAAACAAAAACATAGGTATATAATGACATCAGAAAGAGGGAAATTTTATGAAAAAAGTGTTTTCGACAATAAAGCATTTTATATTAAGCAAAAGGGTTATGTCTGCTGTCATAGGAGTTGCAATGATTGGCGGCGTGTCAGCTGCTGGAATTGTCAGTTCTAATTTATCAAACATTGTCTCAAATGTATCTTCTAATGGTACTGCATCTACCATGAGCATGTTAGATACATCAAGTGTTTCGAG